AACATATGTTGTTATATTCGAACCCCTGGAAGGAGTTTAACCTTCACCCTGAGTTTAGGAAACTCTTGCTCTGTCATTATGCTACAGGGGCATGTAAAATCGAAAATTTGATTTCGAATCAGAGTTAAAATAATAAATAATAGTATGAAACAAACAATATCAACAATTTGTGATTTCTGTAAAAAGGAATTCCTTTTTGTAGGAACCCGAAAATATTACAATAGGTATAAACATCATTTTTGTTCAAAATTTTGTAATGGTCAATATCAAATAAGAAGTCAAAAGGTTTTGTGTAAAAATTGTGGGAAAGAGTTTGTTAAATTACTTTCTAATATAAAAACCTCACCAAACCATTTTTGCTCAAAATCTTGTGCTGTTACATATAATAATACTCACAAAACAAACGGGTATCGCCGTTCTAAAATAGAATTTTGGTTGGAATCAAAATTAACAGAATTATATCCTGACGAAGAAATTCTTTTCAACGATAAAACTGCTATCAACTCTGAATTGGATATTTACTTTCCCCGTTTGAAATTGGCTTTTGAATTGAATGGAATTTTTCACTATGAACCAATTTACGGAAAAGAAAGATTGAAACAAACTCAAACTAACGACCAAAGAAAATTTTTACTTTGTCAACAAAAAGGAATTTCTCTTTGTATAATAGATGTTTCAGAATTAAAATATTTCAAAGAAGAAAAACTTAAAAAATATTTGAATATTATTACGAAAATAATACAGCCGTTGATGGTTCCGCCCCACCGCCTCAGAGTTCAAAGCCCATCACCCTAACCATTGGGTTACGGCCCTATACGCACCCGTGGAGAGGCTTGAACTCCCATAAAACGCATTAGAAGTGCGTTGCCTGAATCCGTTAGGCTACACGGGCATCCTACTTTTTAATTTTTCTTTTGAGAAAGTTTTCGCACCCTTCTATAAAACAAAAAGGGTCTGATATGGGATAATCTTTAAACGGCATTACTTTAAGTTCTTTTATCCGCAATTGTTTTTCCATCCTATCAGAAAATCGACCTTTGATGGAAAATTCTTTATGAAGGGATATCAGAACAAAATCTTTTTTATTAAGATTGAGTTTACATTCTTCCTTGTTAAGATTTCTATTGATACATTTTTCACATAAAAAACAACCACTTCCATTTAATAAAGGGTAATATTCTGTTACCCATTTTTCTCCTCGTGCATCCCAATCATCAGGATTATAAGAGGTTATTCCCCCATGCATGACATAAACAAATTTAAACCGATTGGCTATTTTTTGTAAATTTTCTTTTGTTAGCATGTTTTTACCCTAGATGCATTCTGATGCAATTAAAATATTGTTCTATATCTTGCATTATTTCAGAAGGGATGGAATTATCTGATGCTCCTGATAAAATAAATTCGGTGCCGTCAAATTTCAAATGTTTGGCTTCAGCAGGGAGACCGTATGAATAAATCGTATGAACAATATCTTTTTTGTTTTTATAGTTCAAAGGAGTCAGAGGCCTACAACAACTTTTGAAAGTATGATTATGCTCTGTAAAAATTTTATGAAGAATCGTATCTACTCTTGCCTTTGTTTCATCTTTCAGAATGAACAATTCCGTGGAAGAATTGGTTATAATGTCCACCATAGAATGAACGCTGATAATTACCACATCTTTCATTTTTCAAACCTCAAAAGAATTTTTATACACTTTCATTGTCGTCAAATCAAGAAACTTGGAAAATATTTCAGGCTCGTACAGGGAAACAATTTCGTTGAATGGGTTTTCCGTTCGCAGGAAATCGTAAAAATGCGCCCCGAATGCCAATCTCTTCAAATCACATTTCACCAACATTTTTTTCAAATACTCGTAGTCAATATTTTTGTTCTTGGCCCTGCCTTTTTCCACATAAGGCAAGAGAACAAAATATGAAATATTTTTGTTTTTGTATTCGTTGTAAACAGACATAAAATAATCGATAGTATCTTTGTCGTTGATTACTATATGGAGATTTAATTTCGTATAAATAGTATCGAAAAATTTTTGAATACCGCTGCGCCAATCAAGTTGTTCGTGTGCGCTGACAGCCACTCCACCGCAATAGTTAGCAGTTGCTTTCAATATGCTTTCGGTGAAGTTGGTTCCGTTTGTCGTATAATTTGGGACTATTCCCATTCTATAACATGATTCAAGAATTTGTATGAACTGCGGATGAATGGTAGGTTCACCGCCGCCGAAAGCAATTTGAAATGGTCGTTGATTTTTCGTCAACCTACTGAATAAGCCTTCGAATTTTTCTAATACGGGATGAAGAGGCTCTTCCCATTTGCTATCCATATAACAATAGGAACAAGAGGGAGAAGCGTTGCAACAATTCGTTATTTTCACATCCCAAAATTCAGGGTAATTCAATTCAAGTATCGGCCCTGCAAGACTGCATTTGGAACGGATGGTAATGCCTTTGTCATAAACGGCTTTATAGTTGCAATCCTCAAATATACGTGATTTCATATATCTATTATATCACAAATGGGTACAAAAGTCAAACGGAAGTTGGACGAATTGCACGTCCGCTACTGTTACGTAGGCCACGACTTAGCAGGTCGGCACAGTTACTACTCTGTCAAACTTCCATATGGCGGGAAAAGTAAGATTCGAACTTACGGCCCTTACGAGCAACGGTTTTCGAGACCGCCGCAATCATCCACTCTGCCATTTTCCCATTTGGCGGGTAGAGTAGGATTTGAACCCACGGAGGACGCTCTTCACGCCCTCTCTCGCTTTCAAGGCGAGTGCAATAAACCAGGCTCTGCCATCTACCCTATTTGATATTTTTTGATTTATATGTAGGAAGTTGCGTATCACAATTACTACAAACAAATCGAAGATTTTCTAAACGATTATCATTATTAATTCCGTTGATATGGTCTAAAAGTAATGGCATTGGTTTACCACACCATATCGCTTCAGAATGACAAACAGCACATTTGTATTCAATAAGATTTTCTTTTAATATTCTTTTCTTTACTGAATGTCTAGCAAATTTACTATCCTTCACAAAAATTACTTTGTTCGGATATTTCTCTTTCCATATTTTGTGTAGGTGCTTTCCCCATTCGTCAGTTAATTGTCTCATACTACTATTTATGAAAAATAACTAAGTTGTGGTTCGCAGAATTAGAATGTTTCGATGTTCAAGATATGACCGTTTCTTTTTATGACATCAATCTTGAAAAGATAAACCTTACTGCCTGTACCTGGGTCTCCCCCGACAGCAATACGATGATATTGTTTATCCTCTATCATTTGTTTCAGCCTTTCGGTCAAGAGCATGACGAAAATAATCTCGCCGCTCGGCTCGTGTATTTTTTCAATCCAATATTTCGCTTCAGTTTGTTGTATCGATGTCGGTCTCCCATTCTTCTCAAATTCGATAGCAACATTTCCTGTTCGTTGTGATTCAAAACTTTCCTTTACTTCCGTTGTCCAAATCGCATGATTGGTATTGTTTTCAAATTTGATATCCCATTTCCAATCCCTTCCATATTCTAAAAATTTGTGTCCGTTGGCTTCAAAAAATCTTTTTACTTCTTCTTCGCTTGCCTTGGATTGCAGGTAATCAGTCTTGCGATTATATGCGGGAGCACGATATTCGCCTTTGTTATATCTTCCCGACATATCAAAAGGCTGATTGTAAAAACTGCGTTCCGTACCTGCGTAACCTTCTGCGATAATTTTAAACTTCATACCTATATTTATTGTATGGTGCCCAATGATGGAATCGAACCACCGCCTTTAGTTTGTAGGACTAACGTTCTACCGTTAAACTAATCGGGCATCAAAAACTTTTACCTTTTTTATATCGTTCTCTACGATAATATCTACCGTGGCCTTTATTAGCCCCTTTAGCAGTTGGAGTTAAAGAATGGCAATTAGGGCAAAGTAAAGTTAAATTTTCTTCTTTATTATTTTCAAAGTTACCATCAATATGTTCCGTTTCTAAAGGAATTTTTTTAGAGTATGGATTCATTTCACCCCATCCACATTTAGCACATTTGTTATCATATTTTTTAAATAAATAACTTCGTATATGTGCCGATAATTGAATATATGTCTTACCACTATTACCACTAAATTTTCCTTTTTGCCATTTTTCAATTACTTGTTTTCTTTGATAATCAATTTGACATTGTTTAGTGCAATATTTTAATCCACTTATTCCTCTCAAAGATTTTCCACAAAACAAACAAGTTTCATTCTTTTTTCTTGTTATCCTATTTTTATTATGAAATGTGGCTGAACAAGAATGAGAACAAAATTGATTCATTCTTTTTTCATAAGGAATTTCTTTTGAACAAGTTAAACAAATTTTAGGTTGATATTTCTTCATACTATTATTTATTGTTTTCGATTAGAACACTTACCAAAAAATAATTGTTCTAATCGTTAGGTATCAAACAGGAGAAGGGATTCGAACCCTTATTAACTTGCTTCGTAGGCAAGTGCATTAATTCCAATTGTGCTACTCCTGCATAAATTAAATCATGTTAGGACTTGGAAAATTATAAAACGAAAAACTTTGTTGTACTGAAGAATAAGAAGGATAGGGATATGATATGTGAGGATTGATGCAATATGCTTCCGTCTCGTATTGCAGGTCATGCAGTACAACATCGAATGGTGCGGCGACTTTGTTAGCCATCTTAATTACTTTATCGTACACTTTTTTATTTAATATCACGCCGTGTATTCCCCAACTTCCCATTATCCGATATACATTTTCTGTTATGCGTTCGGGTTTGTAAATATGGTTTGCGGAAAAATAAATCATGTCCCAAGTTTTCGGGACTTCCTGCATGAAGGTTTTCAAATGCTCATTGAAGTCATGGACCAGGATTGTTTCATCTTCAAATAGTGCGATGGCTTTGGAATCCTGATATTGTTTCATTATCGTTTTGAAAGATTCTAGATTTCCCAAGGCATTTACGCCATGTTCTATCGCCGCCGCCGATGGATATAAATGCTGAACATCTTTACCCGCAATTCCAACAAATAATTTTGCTGAAATTCCTAAATGGGAAAATTGTTCGTTCATATGTCTTATCTTTTCTTTTTCCATGCTGAGAAGAACAACATGGTCAACAATCGTATGTAATATGCTCGTCATTTTTACCTCAATGTTATTTAGGGAAATGGTGGGCCTAAAGGGAATCGAACCCCTATCTTTAGGTTAAAAGCCTACTCGTCTGCCGTTGACATATAGGCCCATCATGTGAGGCGTGAGGGGATTGAACCCCCATAGATTGATTAAGAGTCAACTATTCTGCCGTTGAATTAACGCCCCAAAAAGAAAATGGTGAGGTCGGGAAGAATCGAACTTCCATAGATTGATTAAAAGTCAACTATTCTGCCGTTGAATTACAACCCCACAAAGTGCTAAGGGTGGGATTCGAACCCACAATCCATTTCTGGCTCTGGATTTTAAATCCAGATTGAATACCAGTTCCAGCACCTTAGCATTATAAAATCAAATATCAATTTTTTCTAAAAGTTTATAAGCCCTTTGATAATTAAGACCCTTCGGACTTAATCTCACTTTTATAAGAGCGGCCCTTATACTTTTTGTTGTTTTTAAAGCACTTATCATTTCTTCATCAGTAACTTTTATTTTCCCTGCATTATTTTTATTTTTATAATTTGGGGTTTGGCTATGACAATTTGGACAAAGAAATCTAAGATTTTCTAAACGATGGTCTCTGTGATTACCGTTGATGTGGTCTATTTCTAATATCATTTCTTTTCCTTGCCAATTTCCTGTGTTTCCACATTCACATTGATGGGGTAACAATTTTTCTTTTAAAATTATTTGTCTTAATCTTTTCATTGGGTAAGTGGAATTTTCACAAAATAATTCTTCCTTTGTCCATTTACTTTTAATCTTAGAATCACTAAAAATAGTGTAACCTTTATTCCAAAGTTGATTAGGTTTATAAACCCCTAATTTTTCAGCCCTCATTTTAAAAGGGGTGAAGGTTAATTTCCCCAAAGAAACACACGCTTCATTCATAGTCCTCGCAGATTTACAAGCGTCAATAATCTGTTCATCGGTTACTTTTTTCTTTCTCATAATAGTATTTATTGTTTTTAGTGTTATCGGTTTGCTGAAATGTGGCAAGGGGAGGAATCGAACCTCCATTTCCCGCTCTTCAGGCGGGTGCTATGACCACGTAAGCGACCTTGCCAAACGTCTTGCGGGAGGGCATCGAACCCTCACCCCTTTCGGGACAGGAATCTCAGTCCTGCTAGGCTACCAATTACAACACCGCAAGATAAAAATATATGGCTGACCAACTAGGACTTGAACCTAGACTAAGCCTTGCGAGGGTCTCCTGATTAACAGTCAGGGGCATTACCAATTATGCTATTGGTCAATATCCAACACGAACATCATGCATATTAATAATAATTATTCTTCGTAAAAGTCCAAAGTCAAAATAAATTTCAAATCTTCCATTGTTCTTGGCAAAGGTTAAATGGGAGCCTAATTCAACGCATCCATCAAAAGCCTTCGCCCAAGTAAAGTAAATTTTTTTATGTCTGAAAAATTTAAACTCTTTCTCTACTAAAAAAAGACTTTTGTTGTACTCACATTCTTTTTCCATTTTTACCTCTTATTAATTTTGGAGCGGGTAGAGGTAGTCGAAACCTCATCCTTTGGTTGGAAGCCAAGCATTCTACCGTTGAACTACACCCGCATAAATTTCAAAGCACTCGGTTGGATTCGAACCAACGAATAACGATTTTGCAGACCGCCCCGTTAGACCGCTGCGGTACGAGTGCATTTTAACAAGAGCGGATTATCGGCTCTGCCCCGATACTCCAACGTTGGCAACGTTGGGTGCTACTATTACACCAAACCCGCATGGCACCCCTATCAGGAATTGAACCCGAACTCAATCGTTCGAAGCGATTGTTGCTATCTTTACATCATGGGAGCATAATAAAACCGACAGGCGGGGTTTGATTCCCGCTGACCGTTATTTAGCCATCGTAGTTTAACCGTATCGCTTGCCACCCTGGTCTTTCGGGCTACGGTTTTTGTCCTTACGGACATGGGCATACACTACAATGCGGTGTCCTTCCACGCCGCTGTCGGTTATCAGAAAGGCCAACGCATAACGATGGCCCAACTCCTTCTACACTTGGTAGGCGAGATAAGCCGCAGAGTGGTACTGCCCCACCGTCTAAGACTTACCAAGTCCTCATTCTGCTATTGAACTACAGCGGCACTATTTGCAAGCCAATTCGTGCAAACTTTGTTTTCTGACCAATGCTAATTTCCTTTTGTTTTTGGTTTTCCCAAATCTCCACAATCTTTCTTTTGGTATATCTTTTTCTTTTCTGAGAAAGAAATCACAGGTTTCACTTTTTGAAGTGAATGCATAATAACAGTAAGAATATTTATTCCAATGTGAGCAAATCAGACAGCCATGCCATTCTTTAGGGTGAGCATCGAACCATTCTTTTAATTTTTTATTCATATTATACCTCTTAATTTCAAGCCACCTGACGACTACGATTCGCCAAAACTTGTTTACGAAACAAGCATTTTGCCAATTAAATTAAGGTGGCGTAAAGCCCTTGGGAGAAATCGAATCCCCATAACCACATTACAAGGGTGGCGTTCTGCCGTTGAACTACAAGGGCGTAAGAAGAATGTGGAGCTAGTCAGAGTCGAACTGACAATTTTCTGCTTGCAGGGCAGATGCCTTGCCATTAGGCTATAGCCCCATTCGTATTTATGTATTTATAACCTTATTATTAGGTGTAGTCCTGGGCAGAGTCGAACTGCCGATAAATCAATTATAGGTTGACCGCTTTAGCCAACTAAGCTACAGGACTATCTTTTATAACTAATACCATACGCATAACACCATTTTCTAATAGTGTTATCAGTAACATTAAATAATTTACCTACATATTTGAATGTATATTTTATTATTAATTCTTGTAAATCCTCTTTTGTTGGTCTCTCTGTTATTTTTCTTCTTGCTTTCCCTGAACATTCTATAGAACAATATTTATTATTTCTTGGTTTCAATTTTTTACATATAGGGCAAGGTGTTTTAATTCCTCTAGTCATAATACCATTTTCATCAATAGCAAATTGACCGTTTTCTTTTTTTATTAATGTTCTTCCATTAGAACTTGTTTGTATATATTCCACATATTTTTCATCAAATCGTTTAACATTAAGAGGAATTTCTATGTATCCACAATGAAATAACCTATGACAATTTCCACATAACATTATACATTTTCTTAATTCTTTCACCAATTTATCCCATGCTTTAACGGACAATCCACCAACTGAAAAATCTTTTTGTGTGGGGTCTAAATGGTGGAAATCATATATTTCAGGATATGATTTTATTTTACATATAGCACATTCTCCACCAAATGCTTCAACCATTCTCGCCTTTGTTCGCCTTCTCCAATTAATAACATGCTTATATTTCTTTTTATTGTCCATATATCTATTTATTGTTTTTGATAAATGATGATTTCATATTCAATCATCGATTATCATTATACGAGAATTATACAGGGCTGTTTCGGAACCAAGCGACTCCACGAAATCCCATGTGTTTAGATTCCCTATGACACACAAGACAGTCGCCCAATCCCTTGACCAACGGCTTCTACAGTTTATAACCTCCACCGTTGACCCATTCTCATAATTATTCATATTTAATAATGATTCGTTGGCGGCGAAAAGGAAACCTTTTTCGTGGGAAGGTTTTCAATTCGTCATTGCCAACGAACACCTTTGGCACCTACTCACATAAACTTATAATTTTTCATATTTTCCCATCATTCACATTTCTAATCTGTAATGTGAAAGCGTGAATGATGGGCAGTAGGCTGACCGAAGGATTTCCAATCCAATTTTTTTCAGACAGGGGAGCATAAAAGGCTCCCCATTTTTGTTGGTGCATGTCCAACTGTCAACATTGTAAGTTGACTTCACATTTTTTATATGTCCGCAAATGCGGAGTCAAAGACAGCCTTGGCCCCAATACATACATGCTGTTTGTACATATGTATCTCGGTGGCTTAATCTGAGACCGAAACTAGAAGGGGAATGTCTATGACCATCCCCCTTCAAATCTAATTATTATTGATGCCCGTGGCCCAACCGATATTCTGTCATAGCAGAATAGTGATTGGCTGTCGCCAACGGTTTCTTTGGGACGACCTTTACTTAAAACCCGTTACCATCTAATATGATGATAACGGCGAAAGGTCTAATCCTAAATTCAAAGTGATGGTGCCGCAGGGTAGAATTGCACTACCAACACCTTGCGGTGGACGGTTTTACAGACCGCTAGGCTCACTACGCTGCCCAACTACGGCATACATGCCCGATGATGGTAACGCTCCACCGTCATACGATTATCAGTCGTATGCTCTGCTATTGAGCTAATCGGGCGAAAAGTTTGGTAGCCCCACGGAGAATCGAACTCCGATTGCAAGATTGAAAATCTTGTGTCCTAACCGTTAGACGATGAAGCCATATTTTAAAAACTTTTTAAATTCCTCTTCAACAAAATCTCTGTTATATTTTCCTAAATCTTTTATAATATAAAGTTTATAACCCATTTTTTCAATTTCTTTTTGTTTTATTTTATCTCTATTTTGAACTTGTTCTACAGAATGTTTTGCCGTTATTTTTTGATAGTGCCATTTTCCATTCCATAGGATTGCTATTTTTTGGTCAGGAAGAATTACATCAGCATCCCATCCATTGAAGACTGCTTCATTCGTTTTTACATTTTGAAATTTTTCTTTACAAAGTTCGGCAAAATAAATCTCGTTTTTACTTCTACGAGTTTCGGCTTGTTTAGCAACTGAGGCTCGACCTGCTTTTTGCCCTGCTATACTTCTCACACAATGAATACAATATTTCCTATTTTCCGTTGAAGAGAAAAATTTATTTCCACAACTTTTACAAATTAATTCATATTTTCTTTTATCTTCTTCGTATTTCTTTTTTTTACAAACATCACATCTTATTATTGCACATGCTCTAACTTTGACAATAATTTTTTGACCACAATCTCGACAATAAATTTCTTTTGTTTTTTTATCTTCTGACGGTTTATAATCTCTGTGTTTATTATTGTATTTTGCAGAACAACTATGACTGCAAAATAATTTTTGAAGTGTTTGTGCTAATTTACCTAAATTATGAAAAATAGGGGTTTGACATTGTAAACACTTTTTAGGATTTTTATTATAGTTTTCTATTCTTTGGTTTGCTTCTGCTTTTTCTTGTTTGGCTCTCGCTTTGCCACCTTCAGAAGTTGATTTTTGATGTTTTTCTGACCCTAAATATTGTTCCATATATCTATTTAGTGTTTTCAAAAATAGCAGAGATATTTTTCGAACTAAAAAATGGTTGCTAGAGTCGGCCCTGCCCCGACTTAGGCGAATTTATGAGATTCGTGGGATTCTACCACCCCCCTCTAGCAATAAAATTTTCTAGCGGGTCATGCTGCCGCCGCATGTTGGAGTGATTTATGAGACCACCCAAGATACTGACCTCCCACCCGCAATAATAATGCTTGATGTTTTTCCTCACGGTCGAACTCGCTGACGGGTGTTCTCGCCACGCATGTCAGCAAGAGGTACATCTCGGTAAACCTATAATGATTTAATATTGCATGCCATCATCACGGCCCACTAATATGTCCGTTGCCGAAACATAAGAATGGGGGCAACCCGTGCTTGATGGCGACTTTACTGTTTTGAAATTTGGTGAACTTTGTTTAAAAGGCACAAAGCTCATAAAGCCTATATTGCTGACCTTGGTGGTTTTTTGAGGACAGGAACTAGGAACGGACTTGGCGACAAACTCTTGCTCCGAGTACCACTCTCACGGCTCACCACTAACCTCAATTATTCGTTGGTTCCGTTGATGGCCTCCATACTATCGATGTGGGTATAAGACTTATTTCGCCCTTTGGTGGTAACATCGGCGGCACTAGATGATTTTACGGAGTATCCAACGAAATAAAAATGATGGGCGGTTTTTACAATTGATAACCTTCGGTCGCAAGCGGCCTAGGGAGGTTCACCGCCGAACCTTAAAACATAACGAAGTCTGCCCCGAAATAATTCGGGGGTTCCCGCTGATTCGCCAGGCTGGTTCAGCGGTCGAAACCTCTGTAGGTTCGCTACGCTCGGTAACGAACAGATTTTTTGTTTTCCAATCCCTCTTGCGAGGAATCAGTAAAATTGCTTGGCGGGGCCAAGGGGTAACGCTCCCCCATGTTCCACGCTGACAACGTGGCGCATCTACTTGTCTGCCATGACCCCTTATAATAAGGAAATAATAAATATATGTATGGAATTCAAAGAAATCAAACCTATGCGAGTTTTAGTCGCTTGTGAATATTCAGGAACCGTCAGAGACGCTTTCAAAGCAAAAGGACATTATGCAATGTCGGTTGATTTGTTGCCTACTGATGTTCCTGGCGAACACCACCAAGGTGATGTTTTAGAAGTGCTTGATAAAGGATGGGACTTGATGATTGCTCATCCACCCTGCACGTACTTGACGAACAGCGGCGTTCGATGGCTCAGCTCCGACCCTGCTCGTTGGGAAAAAATGGAGAAGGCCGCTGAATTTTTTAAAACTCTGATGAACGCATCGATAGAAAAAATTGCAATTGAAAACCCGATACCTCACAAATATGCAATGGCGATTATCCAAAAAAGATACGACCAAATTATTCAGCCGCATATGTTCGGACATATGGAAACAAAAGCCACTTGCTTGTGGTTGAAAAATTTAACAAAACTTCAACCAACAAAAGATGTCAAGGATGAAATGCTGAAACTCCCGAAGAAGGAATATCAGAAAGTTCATTATCTCCCACCGTCTCCCGATAGATGGAAATTAAGAAGTACCACCTACTCAGGCATTGCTGAAGCAATGGCTGAACAATGGGGATAAAATTCAACGGGTCAAACTTGATATTGACTAGGAACCTTTCATTACTAGGATATAACCGACATCTAGTAACTTCACGGAATGCATACTATTTGGTCGGGGTTAATTCTTAGTCTTATTAGTACCCTGTAGAGACTATTAGATGTTTGCACTCTACCTCATTATCGTTCCTGCCCGTGATGACTGCGTGTCCTTCCACGCCGCCGTTGAATTATGAAAAAGGAGCGGGACAATATTCCCGATGCATCTAAAATGCAACGGCGAAGAATAGTGGCCCGTTCCACTTAAAACCACAAAAAATCAAAATGTCAAAGAGCCTGACCCGTAACCTACGGAGTCAATGTTTCAAACCATTATAACACAGGTTGTAACAGTTTGTCAACACTTTTAAAAATAAAAATTAAATGGTCGGGGTGAGAGGGTTTGAACCTCCAACTCCCTGCTCCCAAAGCAGGTACGCTGCCAATTGCGCCACACCCCGAATTAATCACAACCTTATTATACCACACTACGTTACTAAATTCATGCAATTTTGTGTGTCATTTTTTCTTTCGTGCTTCTATTTATTATTTTATTGCATTATTCATGCAAAAAAGTGATTATTGCAGTTTTTATGCAATAACTCCAAATTTTTCTGCGTTTTTTATCCACCGACCATTTTCTTCTTTGTCCATTGCAATCGGAATAACTTTCAATCCATTGTCCCGAAGAACTGCAAATCGATGTCTGCCATTTCCAAAACTTGCAACGCCTCTGTCTGTTACGACCGCATTAGGCATTTCTATTTTCTCTTCGGGTTTCCTCTCATTCATCCATTCAATAAATTGTTCGTATCTGTTTCCGATTCTGTTTATTTGATTATCAGGAGCAAGGTAATAATCTTCGTCTTTAGCCCACAACTCGTTAAACTTTTTTACATCCACATTTACTACTTGGCAATATCGTTGAAGATTTTTCGGCATGACAAAATCAGCAGGAGTAGGAAGCGGAGCAGACAGTACACTTTCTACAATTACGAATTTCATATATTCAGTTTGATAAAATAATAAAGGTCGATGACTCTGCGAATCCATCCACGGAGAAATTTGATGTTGTTTCCAACGGCGGCGATTTCCGTGTATCGTTTGATGCGCTCGATAATCGCTGTCATCATGTCATATCCTTTCAGTTTGTTTGCGAAAGAAATTCCCATATTGACAGCCGTATCCATTACTACGGCATCAGTTTTTGTTGGGAGAATATCTCCACCAACTTTATCCCAATAATCTCTGCGGAATAAAACTTTGGCCCGAAGTTGTGCATCATTTTTATTCATATTCCATAGAGCAGGAAATTCTTCAGGATAATCTCTTTCGGTAATTCCCCAAACGGTTTTTCCACCTGCATCGTCAGGGTCATCACTCTTATATCCTTCGTGAATAAATACAAACTCCATAATTTTATCGAAGTTTTCTTGCATCTTTATCCCCCTTGTTTCTCGCTTTATTCCCAAAATTAGGATTATTTTCTCCCATCATTCGTTTTGAATGTTCTGGATTTTTTTTACCTTTTTGTAATTTTGACATTTTTTCTTTAAAAATATTCATTTTCTCATCTGCTGTTTCTTTTCCATATTTTTCAACCCAAATAGAATAAAACCCTTTTCCAAAATTAGGGTTATTTTGACCTGCTAATTTATGATTTCCAAAATTAGAATTGTTTTCTCCCGTTCTTAATTTCATTATTTTAGAAACAATAGGATTTTTCTTTCCGAACATGTGATGTTTTTCCCCAAATTTCCCCCACATAGGATTATTTTTACCCTTTGATAGTCCCCTCTTTATTCTATCTTTGCTCAGTCGTCTTCCTATTTCTCCTGAAGAATCTATTATGCCACCACCACCATCTGTTAAATTGTATCCATTTGGTTTTTTAGTGTTTTTCTTTTTTATCCAAAGAATCTCATATTGATTGAGTTTTTTAAAATCAAAAATATCCTTTAAAAGAATTTTACGTTCAAAATTTCTTTTGCCATATTTTTGAATAGCATTATTAATTGCTATTCCCGACCCCCAATAATTACTTTGTTGGAGTTCTTCGTTAGAATTAAATTTAGTAGAATATCCTATATAAGAATGATTATTTAATTTGTTTTTTATTTCATATATAATCATCTAAATAGTCTCCCCTTGAACATCTTTTCAATAGTTTTCAGTCTGCGATTTTTCCTGATTGGGTATTCATGTTTAATCCACTAGTTAAATTTTTTTTAATAGGTTCATTATCATATTTATATCCCTGAATTTGATTGCAATATACATCACCGTAATCATAACCGCCAAATGTGAATGGGCTAGACACAGCACAGAATACACGAGCATAAGGATTGCTTCTTTCCTTTTCGGGAGATTGATAATGTTTCAATACTTTCCACTCCCAATCTTGCAATGCTCCGTATCCATTATATACTTCATAAGGATTATCAATTTTCCTTGTCTTGCCTTTTGGATTTGCGGCTTCTTTTATTTGTTTAGATTCAAATTTTACATCTTGGTCTCTAGTCGGGTCATAATCAGGATGCTCTTTGATTTCATCACCAAAATCATCATATTTGATTTCACCTTTTGGATTTATTTTTTTCAATGCGTTCAAATATTTTCTGAACATCGACCTGCGGCGTTCCATACTTTCACGATAGGCCCAATGTTCGTCAGAAAATCCAAATCGTTTTGCCATTTTTCTAGGAATCATCCAATGTTTAAAATTATGATTGATTCCATCGATGGCAGATTGAAACTCAAATGTGGCATCTTTGATTTCCCGTGGAGACATCTTTCGAATCATTCTCACCCATTCATCTAAATCACCGTTGCTTGCCTTGATAAAGTTCATGGCTCTTTGGTCTGCGATAGATTCTTTTAGTGTAACTTCCTTCAGGAATTCTTTTTCTTCTGCGGTTGCAAATTTATCAACAGCATCACCCCAAGGATATCTGTTCTTCCACGGCATTTCTGATAATTTATCGCTGACATATCTGTTGATGTCTTGATATAAGGTTTCGGTTTCACGAACTGCTGCAACAGCATCATAAAGTTCGGGCCACTTATCAACATCAAACCACATACTGCCTCTTTTGATATCGTGATAATGTTTTTTTATAAATTGGTCTATGATTTTCTTTTGCTTTACATAAAGAGGAATGTATCCACGATGGCCTTCTCTCAAAAATTCTTTTTCATCTTCAGTTGCATATTTTTGGATATCTTTTTGTGTTAGTTTCATCTTGTGCTAACCCCCGATAGTATTTATTGAAGTATGATTTTAATGATAGAAAAAAGGGTTGAAGAATTTCTCCTTCAACCCTTTCAAAATCAATATTAATAACTCGTACAGCCTACAATTTTAAGTTCAAGTTTAGAATAGGTCTGACCTGCTGGACCGTCAAAATTAAATAATGGTCTCGGCATCAAAGGATTTGAATTCGGCGGTACTGAACCTAGCGAAATTTCTCCTTCTGCAAACACAATGTTACCTGATGAATACAGAGTCCAATGAACCTTCACATTAAAAGCCGTATCGGAACAAAGGTTGAAAATATCATAAGGTAGGTTCACAACATCACCATTATTAACATATGGGTTTAAAGTGTTGTTAGAAAAGTTGTCTGTCTGCGAACCCGAAGCATGGAAGAAAATACTTCCACACAAAGTACATGCTTGTTCCACATTGATTGTGATGGTCTGCTCTTTACAGAACAGTTCGACATCCCCTACTAAAGTGTATGCCCTGAGCGTGTAGGAGAAACTGCCGAGCGTGTTGAAAACAATCGGATACTTTCCAACATTTGCTTCAACCTCTGCATTCTCAAAGGTTACTCTTGTGGCTCCATCGACACTCCAACCGAAGTTGACAGTTTCACCAGGTTTTATGGTCTTTCTATCAGCCCAAAACTCCATCACTACATTTTCGCACTTCGGGTCAACATCACCGCAGTCTTTGGTGATAATTTTATTTCCGCAGGGCTTGGAAGTTCTATCGTTTCTATCCATCCCTGAAACCATGATGATATATTCTCCTGCTTTCAAGTAGTGGTGGCTAATTGGATAATTGCCAGGAACGTTGACTATATATTGTGTACTTGTGCCATCACCCCAATCCACAAAAATTTTATAAGGTGATAGGCCACCTGAAATACAGATAGACCCCACAAAATCTAAACACTTCGGGTCTCCGATATTACAACAATCAACCTTAAATGGGTCGTTGATTTTTTTCGGTTCTCCCTTTTTTACTTCCCAAATAACAGGAGAGAAATACATCGGTTCTGCAATGCGTCCTAATTTTTGACTGAAATTTACTTCACCCAATCCACCATAATTACTGATGCCCAATTTGAAGGTGTACCCCTTTGGGTCGTTTCCAAGCATCCCTGGAAATAAGTTGTGGATGTAATACCAATTCTCATTTTCAAACTTGGTGTAGAAAACGTTGCCGCCGATAATCCACGGCTTGCTCTTAAACAGTTGATACTGAAGCCCTGCACCGAGTTGATAATTTTCTCCCTCAATTTTAAAACCATCAAGACTTGCGATGAATTTTTTACCAAATCCAAAATCTACGTCAAAGCCGTATGAGTTCACCTGTCTTGTCCATTTCTCAGACCCGACTAAAAACACACCTTCATCGTTTTCAAAATAAGTATCTTCTAAAGGCATTACGAAAACAGGGTCGCTAACGGGCCATGTTCCAAAAATACTGACCCAAACATTTTTCCAAGGTGTGAGACTAAGACGAACTCCACCTTCTATGAAAGGCATCTTACCTGTATCAAAGGCTTTGACCGTTAGACCATTCAGGAACCCGCTTAATCTGAAATGGTTCGTCCCGATGCCCACCATCGGTTCAAATCCAAGTTGCCATTCCTCAGCAAACTTCATTTTATAAACATTGTACATTGCTCCCAATTGTCCATATAAAAACCATTTGTTGCTGAGAGTGAATCTCTTGGCGATAATCAATTCGCTGTCAAGGGCAATTCCGTCTCCATTACCTGATGCCGACAATGTGGGAATGACTTCCATCGTTCTTTCATTGGTTTGAATAGGTTTCGTTTTTTCTTCTGTTTGTGCAAATGCCCCAAAACAAAGCAGGGACATCAGCAATACAAAAAACATTTTTTTCATTGTGTAAAATCCTCCATATAAATAACTCCGTATCTTCAACTATATTTATTGTTTTTATAGAAATTTACCCTACAAATATACCTAAGCAGGAAATTGTAGGGTAAAGAAGATTACTTATTCAAAATGTCCCAAAATCTTTTGGGAAGGTGAACATTGGAAAGTTCTTTTGCCTTCAGGAACAAAGGGGCAATCTGCTTCGGGGAAAACCTTGCAAGCCCACAGCCAATTTCCGTAACAAGAAAAGTCAGTTGCGGATTGTTCTTGGCGAACTTGATGAACTTTTCAACGTGATAGGTAATCTCGTTGATGTTCAGAACATCAAGATTTCTTCCCTTGGTCGGGATGCCGTAAGACTTTCCCTGCAAGCCTGAAGCCTGACCCCACCTTGCACCGAATTTGTACATGGCGGTTTTTGCCGCTCCTTTTCCGTGCTTGCCTGAAAGGTTCGACCCGAATACGAACACTTCATTTTCGGTTAAAGACACGATTTTTTCTGAAGTGGTTCTGCTTTCCATTTAATATCTCCTATAACGAAAGGGATTAGAAGAAAAACCATATCTATCCCTATCGTTATCATATTCATTACCATATATAACTTTCAAAACAAAGGCTATAAGGGCACCAATTGCCGAAGCAATGAAGGCCCACAAAAATACAAGCCAAACTCTGAAGGTGTTGAGGTCTATACCTTCAGGAAAATTTTGACGGTATAAATCTTTAGCCATGTTGATGATTTCGTTTCGCAATTTGTTTTTATCACCTTGCTTGCCTTCAAGCACTACACCTATATAAGTTTCAATTTTATTTTTCAAAACAGGTAAAGTAGATTTAGTATTTAGAATTGTAGATTTCAACTGACTGATTGCATTCAATACATCATTTGATAATGCCCTGATGTATTCTGAATTCTGATATTCTTCAGGGCCATCATCAGAATGACTATTGGTTTCATACTCAACACTTTTAGCGGTGTCTTTATATTTTTCCCATTGCTTCATCACAGAATACATTTTATTGTATTCTAAAATATTATCTTTGTTTATCATGTAAAGAGAGCCAACATTCCACTTACGGGTGATTTCAAACAACTCTTCTTGATTATGCCTGTCCACCCTACGGCTTCTGTCGGCGGCGTATTCACCTTCGGCATTTGTCTTGGAAGCATATAAAGGATTTCCTGCCCAAGTCAGCCTAGGAAAATATTTCAGCATTCTCATTCCGACCTGATAAGAATATTCCCCCTGCTTTTTGTAATAAGTGTAAGTGTGGTCGGTGTGGTCGTAAACTTCTCTTGTGTGGACTTCAATATCACCATCTTCATCTGTTGTGGTATAAGTTTCTGTCCTGTATTCATCGTCATGCTCTTCATCCCAAATACTGCTGAACTGTCTGTTGACATTGGAAAGCGTGGGGAGAAGGTCAATCCAATTTTTCAATGTTGCTAAAACTTTATCGGCGGCGATAGGAACGCTGTCAAAGAGGTCGAACTCATATTTATAGATTTTATTTTTTCGACTGTCCAATTCTCTTGCAAACGCATCGTGATTGTTGCCGAATAATTTGTAATTTAACGAAATATTCCAACATTCAAAAACCTTATTCAATACATCGTTCAATGGGGCATAATAATTGGTGATGGTGTCAACTGTTTTTCCTTTTCGTTGAGCATCGATTTCTATTTGTTCGATTTCAGAAAATCCCAAAGGAACGAGTTTGGCATGTTCACTTTCTTTTGGAATAGTAATGAATAAACTGATGATAAGTAATGGAGTGGCAAAAATCAGCATGAGTTGCCACGGCTCGTAAATTTTTACAAAAGAAACGAACCGTTTCCAAAGGCTTTGAAGGCCTTCCGTTACTTTCGGAAAAACCCAACCAATTATACTTTCTTTCATGAACACATTATATCATATATTATAATGCTTGTCAAGAGGATACATATTGTACATCGTCAAATTGTTGATTTAGATTTTGTATCCCGTTTTTGTATTGTTGTAATTGTCGGGCGATAACTTCTCTAGGAACTGCACTACGTTCTTTGTGTGCTTTCAAGTCTGCTTGCACCCGTCCGTGAAGTTTATCAATAATTTCTTCATCCGTTCCTTGCCCTGGCTCAAACACGATTGCTATTTTGTGAACATCTGCGGGGAGTTGTTTTAGAAATTGAGTACGTAAAGAACTTTTTGTATTTGTCGCATCAAGTACGGCTAAATTATATTCATCTATTTTTCCCAAAACTCTGCGTAAGACTTCTTTCCATACTAACATATCTTTGCTTTGGTCGGAAACTGAACCTGTCATTTCTCTGCGGATTTGGTCAGGCTCTATGATAACTTCAGGGTCAAATACTTTATACAGCGTAGTGGATTTCCCTGAGCCTGAAATGCCTATTGCCATATAAAACATTTTATGTATTAACTTGAACTTCATTTACTTTATTTATTTCTTTTTCTAATCGCTTCCAATTGTTTATAGCCCAACGTTTCAAAAATTCCTTGTTATTCTTCTCAGGACTTTGAACTACTAAATCAAGTAATCCCTTTAGCACTTTACCAACTATCGGCCCTTTCGGGATTCCTGCATCTTGCAGTTCTGTTCCGTTGATAGCCAAATGCTTGATATCGTAAGGTTCATTTTTTGCAAGAATGTCGTCAAGAGTTTTCACTCTATCAGTATGAATCTGCATACCATGTTCAACTTTTTCGGGCTTGTGAGCTGTGATATCTGCCAAACGCATTGCTTTCCAATCTTCAAGATTTTCGATTCCAAGATGGCGAATAAAGTGTTTCATCTTGTTACGTTTTACAGGTTCGGCTTGATGTAAGAAAATCAATTTGACAATTTTCTTGATAGCAGAATTTTCAAATTTTAAACGGCGTAGAAGTGGTTCGGCTAATTCTGCTGAAATTTTATCATGTCCGATGAAACGGTCTCGGCCCGTTTCGTCTCGGACTCTTGCTTTTTCTTTGCCGATGTCATGTAATAAAGTTGCCCATCGAACATCAAGTCTTGCAGGAGCATTATCCACTACATCAAGAGTATGTCCGAAAGCATCTTTGTGATGCCACGGGGATGCCTGTGGAGTTGTGGTGAGAATATCAACTTCAGGCAAAACAATTTTGAGCAATCCTGTATCGTGAAGAAGTTGGATGCCGACAGAAGGTTTATTGGATAACAAGATTCCATCCAATTCTTTTTTGATTCTTTCTGCTGACACATAACGCAAACGGTCAGCATTTCGACTGATGGCTTTCTTCGTATCTTCATCCATTTCAAAACCGAAGCGGGTTGCAAAACGGACGGCTCTCATCAATCGCAATGCATCTTCATGAAAGCGTTCGTCAGGTCTGCCGACTGCTTTGACTACACCCTTTTCTAAATCATCAATGCCGCCGTAAGGGTCAACGATTTCTCCTGTCAAGGGGTCAAAGGCTATGGCATTGATTGTTAAATCTCTACGGGCCAAATCCTCATTCAAATCTTTGGAGAAAGCAACTGCCGTGGGCCTACGAGCATCAGAGTAATCGGATTCTAGTCTGTATGTTGTTATTTCATAATCCACATCATCCAAGTGAACTGTAATCGTTCCAAATTTTTCACCTGTCGGAATTACCCTCATTCCTGCTTCTGTAAAAATGCGGGTAACTTCTGATGGAACAGCATCGGTTGTCAAATCAAAATCCTTTGGAGTTTTTCCTAGAAGAATATCCCTGACGGAGCCGCCTACAATGTAGGCCGAGTATCCTTCGTCATTTAAAGTTTGTGCAAGCAATAGAACCTGCGGCGGTATGTCTCCAAAATTTTTAAAAGTCATATTTATTACCTTTCTTTGTATTATCTTCTCTCCACATTGGTTGAAGATTAGTATAATGACAAGCCTTTAGAAATTCTTTTCTATTCTGAAGATTAAAAGAGTCTAAAGGTTTAATATGGTCTATATGCCAACCCCGATAACCGTAATTTTCCCAACTCATTCCTACTTGAAACTTGGATTTTAAATAGATTTTTAGTTCGGGAATAGAGCATCCTAAGTCTCTTACTGCGGAACCTGATTTATAACCTCTTTTTATTGCTTTTCGTAGTCTGTCTCTTAAAGAATGAGCAAGTTTAAAGTCAATATCTGTTTTCATTCTATCGATATAATATTTTTTTTGATAAATTTTATCTTCTTTTATATGATTTTTATGATATTCTTTTTGAATTTCTAAAAATGCTTCTCTATGCTTTTGATAATATTCCTTTTTTTGTTGTTTGAGCCTTTTACTATTTTGTTCACGATATTTTAAAATTTTTTCTTTATTATTTTCACGATATTTTTTAGCATTTATTAATATTTTATTTTTGTTAGTTTGATACCGTTGTTTGTCATATTCTTTTTTTCTTATTTTGTCCATATCTCTATTTAGTATAAAAAAATAGGGATGCCGTTGCCGACATCCCTATCCCCTTACTTTGGCTAAACGATTAATATTGTTTTAGCCAAGAAACGAACGAAGGGTTAATAACGTATTTTTCGTTGTGCAAATGGAATGCATTTTGCCCACCTGATACGTTATAGAAGGTTTCGGCCTTCTCACGAAGTCTGCGGGTTGCAGAATCTTCGCAACGGGAAATCCGAAGAATCTGATTATGGTCAAGAACATGCATCGTTCTTCCCAAAACTCTTGCCTTCGGACTCGTGGTGATTTTGTCAACCACCTTTTGCGTAATCGTTTTTCTCATTCTTACTATCCTCCAATGTCTATATTATACCACACTCTGTAACAAATTATGCGGCGGGATAAGTAAATTTTTCACCTTTGTAGTTTCTGAAGAGATAATCCTGTCCATTTTCTCCGATAAAATAATCAGGAAGAATCGGGGTCTTGCCTCTGCCGCCTGGACCATCTATGACAAAATGAGGAATCGCATAGCCTGAAATCCATCCTCTCAATTCATCAATAATCCCTAAAAGTTTTGGAAGAGGAACACGGAAATGACTACTGCCAGGAACCAAGTCGCAAGCATAACAATAATAAGGTTTTACACCTATTTTTAGCAATTTTTTGAATAAATCGCCTAGGATGGCCCTAGAATCGTTAACACCTGATAAACATACTGTTTGACTACCTAGGAGACAAAA